AATGCGAGTCACGATGCCTCGCACTCGCATTCGTATATCGGTTCCCGTCTGGCCTTCCGCGGCCGGATCGTTAAAGCGGAGAGCGTGGAAGCGTACAAGGCGATAGTCGAAAAAGCGTGATCGAAAACGGGAGCGAAGCGACAAAGCGTAAAGCGTTTTCGTTTGTGTGATTCGAAGTGAACGAAAAACGGGCGTAAGCCCGTCGAAAATATAATATCAACAGTGTTTCCGCATGAAAAATAATACCTTTGTATTCCAAAGGGTGGCGTTTCCTTTAAGCCGTGTGGTTTTTCGTGGGTACAATAACGCGAATGCGAATGGTGGTGTGTCGTACGCGAATGCGAATAACGATGCCTCGAACTCGAATTCGAATATCGGTTCCCGTCTGAACAACAATCGAAGGAAATTAAAATCGGCGTACAACACCGGGGACTTGTCCCCACCGTGGAGCCGAGGGAAACAAGCCCCAGTAACAGCAGCCCGGAAGGGCTGGAAAACTGAAAAAACAAGCGTCGGGTAGAGTTTGGTAGGCCGTAAGGCTCGAAGAAGTCAGGCCCGGGAGATTGAAGGCCGTGTGGCCGTAATTTGATATAAAATGCGTAGAGAAGGTTACATAGTAGAAGAGATTATAGAACCGTCCAATATGGAGGATTCCTTTAATCAAGTCCTTCGCGGCACGAAAAGAAAGCGTAGCCGTCAGGGGCGTTACCTGCTTGCGCATAAGGAAGAGGTATTGGATGAACTGACCGCATCGATCGCATCCGGAAGTTTCCGGGTGAAAGATTATCATGAACGGGATATAGTGGAAGGTGGTAAGTTACGGCGTATTCAGGTACTAAGCATGAAAGACCGCATCGCCGTACACGCTATCATGACCATTGTAGACAAGCACTTGAGGAAACGGTTTATCCGAACAACTTCGGCCAGTGTCAAAAAACGTGGTCCGCATGACCTGATGGCGTATATTCGCCGTGATATGAAAGATGATCCGGAGGGCACGCAGTTCTGTTATAAGTTCGACATCCGGAAGTTTTACGAAAGCGTGAAACAAGATTTTGTGATGTATTGCGTGAACCGGATATTCAAGGACCAAAAGCTCATCGTTATGTTGGATAACTTTGTCCGGCTGATGCCTGAGGGTATCAGTATCGGCCTGAGGAGTTCACAGGGACTGGGCAATTTGTTGTTGTCTGTTTATTTAGATCATTTTTTGAAAGATAAGTACGGTATCCGTTATTACTACCGCTATTGTGATGACGGTGTCGTGCTCGGTAAAACGAAAGCGAAATTGTGGAAGATTCGTGATGTCGTCCACGGGTGTATAGAATCTATCGGTCTTCAAGTAAAGGGGAACGAACGTATATTTTCGGTGACGGAGGGTATCGATTTCTTGGGATACGTTATCTATCCCGATCGTGTGCTTTTAAGGAAGCGCATCAAAAAGAACTTTGCCCGGAAGATGCACGAGGTTAAATCGAGAAGGAGACGGCGTGAATTGGTGGCCAGTTTTTATGGTATGGCCAAGCACGCGGATTGTAATATGTTGTTTAAAAAATTAACAGGCAAAGAAATGAAAAGTTTTAAAGATTTGAACGTTTCCTATAAGCCGGAGGACGGCAAGAAACGTTTTCCCGGCACTGTGGTAAGCATCCGGGAACTGGTGAACCTTCCCATCATAGTGAAAGACTTTGAAACGGGAATCAAGACAGAACAGGGCGAGGACCGCTGTATCGTGAGTATCGAGCAGAATGGTGAGTCCAAGAAGTTTTTCACTAATTCGGAAGAAATGAAAAACATCCTTGCACAAGTGAGGGAAATGCCGGACGGTTTTCCGTTTGAGACAACGATAAAGACGGAAACGTTTGGAAAAGGTCGAACCAAATACGTATTTACATGAAACGAGTAGAAGGAAGTGCCGGTGTATCGCTGCTGGAATGCACGAACCCGGTGAAAGGAAAGTGGCGCGTCCGCTGGGACGTGCAAAAGAAGGAAGACGGTTCCGCTTCTTACATGGAAGAGGAGTTCAACCATAAGCCGACCGACGAGGAGATACGGTCAACGGTCACGGCCTGGTATAACCGGGAGACTGACAAGGCCATCCTTTCCGGATTCACATACGAGGGTATTCCGGTATGGCTGTCCAGTGAGAACCAGTTCAACTACAAAGCCGCATACGATCTTGCCGTCCAAACGGGAGGGCAGAACCTACCTGTAACGTTCAAGCTGGGTGCGGATGATGAGCCGTATTACAGGACGTTTGAAACGGTCTCAGACCTTCAGGATTTCTACGTGAAAGCAATGAAGCACATACAAGACGCGTTGTCTAAAGGATGGAAGAAAAAGGACGCATTGGACTTGGCTTTGTATGAAGCCGGGTAATGGATGAATCCCTGCGGGGGAAGGGAGAGAAAAAAGCCCCCGGCCTGTTAAAAAGTAACGCCAATCACTTTTTTAAACATGAAACGCCAAACCGCGCGACCGGGGGCAAATGCCCTCTGTCACGGTTTGACGTTTTTTTTGTTGTTTAAAAAATGATTGGCACTGCAAAGATATAATTTTTTTGTTGTATGAAAGTGATTGAGATATTAAACTTTAACCGGGAGCTGCTGAAAAGGCTTCAGGCGGCCGGCATCCGTCTGGAAGATGCCCGGTATATTGACTTGTATGCGGATTATACCCGTCTGCTGGATCAGGGTGAGAAAGTTTCGTATGCAGTGGCTGTATTGTCCGAAAAGTATTCGGTGAGCGAGCGCAAGGTTTATGCCCTGGTGAAACGGTTTCAAAGCGACTGCAAGCCGCTTACAGTGTGAAGTATGTAATTCATGGCGGGTAGGAGGGAGGTTTCGCTATCTTTACTCGTGCAAAACAAAAAGAATCAGCCATGAACAAGTATTACATGATCCTGGACAAGATACTTGGCCGGGGAAAGACTCAAAGTAACAAGAAAGGAAACATTAGATACCTCCTGAACGAACAATTGTCCTTGTCCCCTTTGGACTTGCTGGACATATTCGAGGGGCATAATATTGCCCGCCGGAAACTTCGTGATGAGCTTCAATTGTTTATGAAGGGAGAGAGGTCGGTAGAGAAATACCGTGAAGCCGGTATAAACTGGTGGGATTATTGTGGAAGTATCCTTATAAATAGTTATCCGACCTATTTTGAGCGATTACCCTCTCTGATAGAGAAAATAAACCGGGAGAAACGTTGTAGTAAGAATTATGTGCTGTTTTTGGGTGAGACCGGTGCCGAAAGCAATCAAGTGCCATGCCTTAGCCTGGTGCAGTTCCAGATAGAAGATGACGGCCTGGTGCTGTCCGCTTACCAGCGCAGTTCCGATGCCAACCTGGGGCTCCCAGCCGACATATACCATTTGTACCTGATCGCACGGCAGATTGACCTGCCGTTGAAGTCGATCACCTTGAACCTGGGAAACGTGCACATTTACGAGAATAACATAGATAAAACGTGCCAGTTGCTGGCAGGGGAGGAAGGGGTCCGTTTTGATCTCAATGTATAAGAATCGCTGCAACTCTCGTGCAGCATGTTACGGCCGTTTTCTTTAGCCAATAGGGATAAAAAGGGGATTTTTGCAATCCTTTTTTTAAACTAGAAGCAAATGAGAAGACAGTATCTTTCAGCCCCTCTTCCTTTTCAGGGGCAAAAGCGAATGTTCGCAAAAGAATTTATCAAGGTGTTGAAACATTATCCGGATGACGCCGTGTTTGTAGACCTGTTCGGTGGTTCCGGTCTGTTGTCGCATATAACCAAGTGCCAAAAGCCTGATGCCACCGTTGTATATAATGACTTTGACAACTATCGACGTAGGTTGGAGAATATTCCACGCACCAATGCCTTGCTGGATAAGATTCGGGAGGTGGTGGCATCTGTTCCCCGTCAGAAAGTCCTACCTGAAAAAACAAAAGAAGCCATCCTGTTCCTGATAGAACAGGAAGAAAAAGAGCATGGTTACGTGGACTATATCACGCTTTCGACCTCCCTGCTCTTTTCCATGAAGTATGCCACTAATTTGGACGGATTGCGAAAAGAAACATTTTACAATACCGTGCGTAAATGTAACTATGATCTTTGCCTTGACTTTTTGGATGGGCTGGAGGTCGTTTCATGCGATTACAGGGAATTGTTCAGAAGGTACAAGGATGTCCCGAATGTCGTGTTCCTGATAGACCCGCCGTATCTTTCCACCGAGGTCGGCACCTATACAATGAACTGGGGGCTTTCCGATTATTTAGACGTGTTGCAGACACTCGTAGGCACGAACTATATTTATTTTACCTCCAACAAATCATCCATCATCGAGTTATGCGACTGGATGGGCAGGAACAATACCATAGGAAACCCGTTTACAGGCTGCGAGAAAGTGGAGTTTAATGCGCGCATGAATTATAATTCCTCCTATACAGACATCATGTTGTTTAAGAATGCGGACGAGACGGAATACAAAGAGGCAGCATAACTACTATGTAAAGATACGATTTTTTGCTAAATTGGCAATGGGTTTTAAGTGATATTTTAGGAGAAAATTCAATAAAAAAGCGTCGTTCAAACAGCTTTTAAAAGGCGTTTGAACGACGCTTGTGTTTTGACCGGATGGTGGGAGTAACCGGGATTTTTGAGCGCATTTCGTTTTTGCTTCAAAAATCGCTTTTCGTTTTTCACGGCCATCGCTTTTCGTTTTGCGGGATTTAGATAGCGTAGCCATCCTAAGTCACTCAGTCTTTTTTCACTCATCGGACTGCTGTTCAGTTCCCGGAATAGTTCTTCACGAAATCCGTTTTCATCGAAGGCAGGTTTGCTGCTACACAGCCTGTCGCACATATCGTAAAACTCCTTTTCTTTGGGGTTTTCTTCATAATATCGGTTCAAGTACGTTTCCAGTTCTACATCGGACATACCCAACCGAAGGGAATACTCCGCCAATAGCCGTTCGATGGCAGCTACCTTGTCCGGTGTCATGTCATCCATACGGAGCAGGTTCTCCTTGGATAGCATACAAAACTCCCGGAGGGACAAAACAGTGAGTTCCGGATTATTGACAGAAATTTGTTCGCGCGTCAAGCTGCTTTCAAACCCCATCATATTTATTCCGTAGTCCAGTGACAGGGTGATTAAAATCCTTTTCGTTTTCATTATGATGTTATTTTAGTGGTTAAGTTCAGTACACGTCCCGCTTCATTAACTTTCTGTGCAAACGGCAATGCCTTGCCGATACCGCTGGCATCCCAGTCACGGCAATATGCCTCGATAGCCTTTTGGTGGCTGCATTGTAGCTCGCGCTTGTAAAGTTTCAGAGCCTCTTTCTCTGCCCGTTCAGTCGTGTAGGTCATGTAGCACTCGTGCGGTTCCTCCACGCCATAAACACCGCTGGTCGTGCCCCGGCGGATAAATACCTCGCGGAAGAAGCTGCGTCCTTCCTTGTTTTCGAGGCGGTTGATGGTGAAAATTTTCTTACAGTCCACGTCCGTTAGGCCAAGAATCGCCTTGATGGTGTCGAAACGTTCCTTGAATTTGCTTTGGTCAAGCAGCATCACCACATCCGAGTTGTTGATGATGGCCTCTTTCACGATTTCGCTGCCGATGATGTCCTGTATCTCCTGTGTCACCACACCTACACTGGCCCAGAATTTACGTGCCGTTTTGTACATAAATTTGATGTATTCCGCCATCAGCGGGCTGGCGATGGCTTTCCACGCTTCCTCGATGACAAGGACTTTGCGGTTCTTTTTGATGCGCATTTTCTGTAAGAAAACATCCATGATAATCAGCGTGACCAAAGGAAAAAGCAGCGGGTCATCTTTTATACTGTCGATTTCGAAGACCACGAACGTCTCGTCGAACAGCGAGCTGTCCATGTTTTCGTTCAGCGTTTTTTCGTGGTTGCCGCCCAAATAAAAGTCCTTCATCATATAGCGGTATGTCGAGAGGTCGATGCCCGTGATACGGTTCTCCTCACAGATATCCGGGATGCGCTGCACGGAATATTCATAGAAAGAGTTGAATGACAGTTCCTCCACTTTCAGTTCCTTGCGCCGACCCTCTATCTCGTCAATGATACCCTCGATGCGGGCCGCGCGTTCCCGTTCGCTTTCGTGCCGCTTCTCACTGCTGTTGCGGTCATCAATAACGAGGCTCTTACGCAAGTCCTCACGCTGTTGGGGTGTGAAGCCCTCGAAACCATTGAAGTAGGCGTCGTAATATTCCGTGATGACGTGCTCTATCAGACGGTCTTCCGTCTTTGTGACCGTTCCCTGCGTACCTTTCCAGATAAGCAAGACGAGGTTTTTCAGGAATCCCGTTTTTTCTACGTTCATCTCTTCCCGATTGATGCGGAACGGATTCATCGTGATGGGCCGTTCCTCGGTATAGCTGATATACTTGCCGCCGAAATACTCGCATAGCCCCTCGTATGAGTTACCCGTATCGACCATTACCACGTCCGTCCCCTGTTCATGCAACTGGCGCACGACGGAATTCATGTGGAAACTCTTTCCGCTGCCCGAAGGCCCCAGGCAGAAAAAATTCGAGTTGTCGGTCAGCTTGTTCTTTCCCTCTTTTCCCGTGATGTCGATAGCTACCGGAACACCTTGGCGGTCAGTGTAATAAACTTTTAGCGGTGTTTCCTCACTATGCTGCACCCGTTCTTTGTACATCAGGCATACCGCAGCGTCGGAGAGGGTCAGAAAACGGTCATATTCCTCGTTCAGGCTGTAACAGTTGCCCGGAAACGAACTGACGAACAGTTCCAGTTGGTTGTATGCACGCTTACTGATGTGTATGCCCATGCGCCCAAAAGCGTTTTCCAAGTGATTCGTGCATTTTTGAAGGTCGGTGTCCGCAGGCACGCCCACCACCATGTTGAAGTGCGTGTACACGAGCAGTTTGCTTTCACGGGCTATTACGTCCTGTACCTGTTTGATGTCCTCTACGGCCATTTGGTTACTCGGATTGGGGATGCTTGCGTGCCGGTTCTTCTTTTTGTCGAGTAATGCCAGTTCACGCTTCTGACTGGGCAGGAAAATAATTTGGTTGTACACCACCGTTTCTGCGTTCGGAATATTATCCACCACCGAGACAAGATCCACTGGCATCTCGGTATTATTCACCTCGATATTGGTATAGGGACGTATCAGCGAGGGGAGTGCAGCGCAGTCCACGTCCACGAGGCTGTACACCTTACAGCGTTTATCACCCATAGATACCGTTTCGTCGTCAGCCTTGACATTCGTCATCGAGACCATACGGTCTTTGAAGTTCATCGCAAAGTAACGGTCCACATATTCGCTTACCTCGGCTTTGTTCAGGAATTTCACTTGTACACCGCTGTCGCGTAGTAGGTCTCGAACCTTATAAATTTTCACGAGGAAATCGCGCCATTTCTTGCTATCGTAAGAGAAAAGACGGCTCTTCTTGGCTTCCTGTGTGATAGTCAGATAGCAAAGGCTGTCCGTGTACGGACGCCCATTAAAATAACGGAAGTACGATGCTGAGAGAAATTCTTGATTATGCTCCGGCTCGTTCGCGAACTGTTTTCTCACGAAGATGTCCTGTTTGTGTAAGGCATATCCTTCGCCCAGTGTTTGTGCAAGGGCAGAGAATAGATGCGTGAAATCGTAATAGCTGTCAATGTCTGCCGAATACTTCTGTACTGGATTTTCGATTTTCAAGACGGCGGAATATTCACCCGTCTTGGTGTACAGCACACCCACACCATCTGTATCTTCCACAGAGAAATAGATATTCTGAAAGATGTGCTTGCGCTTGCCACCCGTACCGAACGTATAGACTGACAAGGCCATACCCGTACATAGGGCGATGAAAAATAAAATGATATATAGGGTCATTCCGATATTCGTTCATTAAATAGGGGCAGGTCTGCCTCGGCTGGAGACGGACCCGCCCGCGTTCAACAATCAATCAGCCACACACATTGCCGTGATGGTTTTTCTTATAGTCATACTTTGTGCGAATAGGCATACACATACACTCCACGTTTTACATTTTTACTGTGCAGCCCCTTTCGCTGTTTGAGGATGATAAGCACGATTCCCGCAGATAAGACAGTTGCCAATACGACCAGTCCGGCCACAAAGCCCATAAGACAGTAAGCGGCGATGAAGCCCACAATGGCCCCACCAGCTACGCCTGCCGCCCAATAGATGTAGCGACCTTGTAATCCCATCAGTTCCAAAGGCCGTTGCAGTCCTTTGAACAGCGGGTAATCCGGATAACGTCCGTTATTAGTCATTCCTCCTGGCTGTTTATGCGTTAATTCCGAAGAATAGAGGTAATGCTTGGGCTGCCGCAATCAGGAAAAGGCACGCCCCAACCACCATCATAATCTTCTTCTTGACATCCTGTTCCTCGTTGTTCATGGCGATATACACCGAAATGGCTCCGATGATGGCCACAACACCAGCAATGGCATAGCAGAGTTTGACCATCACAGGAACGTATTTCACGATTTCCTCGGCTACGGTTGATAGAGCTGTCGTACCGGCTGAGTAATCGCCTGCCGTACTTTGAGCCATAGCAGGTATGCCTCCTAACAGGGCAATGATTAACATTTTTACTTTGGTGGAAACTTGCATGATGGTTTTCTTTGCCTTTCGGCACATTCTTTTGAATTTCTGAAACATATTTATTACATTTTTTGTGGTACTTCTATTTTTGAATTGGTTTTACACTCCTGTCAGCCACCTATATGCGGTAGCCGAAGAAAGCGGGGAACACGATTGAAGCTCCAATGATGAAGAGGCACGCACCGACAAGTGATACGATAGACTTCACCACACCGTCCTCGCCTGTGTTCATTTTGATATAGATTTGGAGCGCGGCAACGACTACGAAAACCGAGGCGACAGCGTAGCAGATGTACAGCACGTACAGCATCATCGTCACCACGAAGTCGTGCATCGTTGCAAGTGCGTCTGCACCCCAACTGTAGTTTACGCTGCCGCTTTTGGCGAATACCGCATAAGGGACAAAGCACAGTGCACATAATATTTTTTTTGCTTTCGACATTTTACAATCGGTCTTTGAGAGGTTTCCATACCAGTTCCGGACGGTTGTCCGTCTTTCCTTTGGCAAGCATCGCTTTGTACAGTTCGTCTGCCGTGTATGCGTCCGACAGGTAGGTCTCGGTTTCTTCCATCTGTTCCTCCGCTTGGGCTTTCAGCCGTTTCAGCTTCTCCGCCACGGCTATCTCGCCATTATTGTCTGCGGTTTCTGTCTCCTGTGGTGCAGGTGAAGCGGTAGGGGCAACATCTGTTTCATACTTCTCATTACCCACATTGAATCCCGTATCGCTCTCCGTCACGGACACACTCTGTTCATCTTCCGGCGCACCGAGGTCAAATACCTCTTCTTCCGGCTTACTATTTCCTTTTTTTCCATAAAGGTCCTGCACGATGATAACCGCATAATAGACGAGATAGGCAACTGTCAGGACAATGGTGAAAATAAAATATGATTTCATATCTTTTTGTATAATATGATTTGTTATATTTGATTGTAGCCGCAAAATAAGAATGGATAAGTTTAAAGATAAAATTATTGGTTACAAAATATATTATTTTAATATGATATTTTTTCAAAATCCAAAAATCATATTACAAAATCATATTCAAATGCGATTTTACATAAGAAAGCAGGAAAAGTTGGGATATAAAAAAAGCCCTCCGTGAAGGAGAGCTTAGGGAGTGGGTTGTTCATTGTTTCTTCCCGCGTAGGTAGTCGTTTAGGTCTTTGTAACCGGCATAACGGTTGGACTCGTTATAGACGCGTCCATCATACATCCCGGCTATGGTTTCCACTGTCTTTTGTCCGGCAAGGTCATTGTCAAGGTAACAGTGGATATACGTGTATTTTTGCAGATACGTCAATGTCTTTTTCAGATTACTGATCGAGTTCATAATAAGGTGGTCACAGGGAGCATTAATGCAAATGGCACTATCGTCCGTCTGTTTGAGAGTCAGATAGGACAGAAAGTCCATGAACCCTTCAAACAGGCAGACACGGCTCTGTGTCTCACCACGCGATTGGAGTATCAAAGAAATGTCCTTGTTCTTGATACATCCTTTATAATAAGGGTTTCGCACCTCGTATCCACCGGATATGTTGCCAAAAGCCAGTGCAAAGTAACGTCGCTGGCGCAGTTCGTAATGCACTTCCTTACAGAACATTCGTCCGATATCCGAATCAATCATACGTGAATGGAGATATGAGAGCAGTGCGTGGTGTCGCAGCGGCACGATAATCAGATTTTTCATGTCGGCTTCCACAGGTCGGAACGTTGTGGGCAACGTCCGGATTCTCGGTAGCGATACACCATTGACATGCCGTTCGATGTATGCTAATGCTTCACTCACACTTTTTGTTTCGCAAAGGTACTTACCCAGTTCCACAAGGTCGCCTCCGGTGGCCTCGCCAAAATCATACCATTCATTCAGCCGGTCATTGACTTTGAACGATGGCGTCACCTCTTTCCTGAGAGGCGAAAGATACCAATATTGCTCTGATTTCATATACTGCGCACGGTGGCCGAGCTGGGCCAAAAAGTCCACGATACGCACTCGTTTTGCTTCATCTATGGTCATATTCAAATTCTTTTCACTTGTTTGCGCAAAAGCGGTTTAGTTTAGTTTGCGACCCTATATATATAAATACTAAATTAAACTGAATTATATAGGCCCGCGCCCGCTCTCATTCTTCATCGAAAAGCATGGTTTCTGCCTGTGTCATGTCATAATAAAAAAGTTTATCTCGTTTGATAACCAGTTTTAAGGTGTCAGTCAGATATTGCAGCAGTTTGACCATTACGTTTCTCCCACGCTTAAATCCGATTGCTTCGTAAGCAGTCATCATGGCTTGCAGCATATTTTCAAACCCACGGATAGGTTTGTCTCCAAACGCAGCGGAAAGGGCTTCACGGTGCTGTTCGATGCTTAGTTCCATAAAACCCGTCCGTTGTTTCGGTTTCTGATGTGGGGCATTCTCAAACAAATGCCCTTCTGCGAGAACCGGGAGCCCACCCTCATTGACAGTGAAAGCAAAAGGTTTAAACTCTTTCTCACGGATGTGTAACGCATGAACTTCGCTGACGTTGGGACAATCGTTGTTTTTGCTGATGACCAGTACAGTCTCCGCCTTGTTGCTCATTTCCGTACCGATATGCCCGCGCACATTGTTATCTCCTTTATTCAAGTGTAGCACACAGTGGATATGCAGGTCATACTTTGATGACCATTCCATCATCTTGTTAATGACTTCCACGGACTCACCGGTACTGTTTATGTCAAGCATCAGGTCACGGATACCGTCGATGATAACAAGTCCGTATCCTTTTCTTTGACGTAAGGCGTAGTCGATGACCCCAATGCGTATTGCCGGAGAGTATTCGCGCAAGCAAATAAAGTCGAGGTTTTCACTGTCGGTTGTAGTGGGCAGTCCGGCAAGCCGCAAGATGCGTTCCAGTACATTATGACAATGAAAGCGGCTCTGTTCCGTGTCCACGTACAGAATCTTACGTTTACCTTCCGGGAGGTGCGCCCGGTAGTTCAGCACTTGTTTTCCTGCCAGCGATGCAGCGACAATGGCCGAAACGTTAAATGTTTTTTTTGATTTCGCCTTGCCGGTTGATGCGCTGAAGTTGCCGAGCGTAGCAATGGTCGAGTTGTCTATCCAGATAATCTGTGGCGGCGTTTCATAGGTATCCGTCGCCCGAATCTGCGAGGCGGAGAGGATATCCGATAAGAAATCCTCCTCCGGCCTCATATCCACATTATATTCAGTTCTTCTTTCGTTTTCCATGGCGTCTTTGATTAAAGAAAGGTTGTGTGGCAGCGGCCTCGTTTGCCATACGTGCTGCTTCATCTACGGTTGGTTCATAATTCTGCAAAAGCCATTCATCCAGATCTTCTTTGGCGAAATATATCATTTTGCCACGTGGCTTGTAGTGCGGAATCTCCTTGCCTGATGTTAGCTTGTACAGCATACTCTCGGATATTCCGATATACATACAAGCCTCTTGGAAGGTAAACACCTGTTTGGTGGTATATATATTTTTTTCCAGCAATGCGATGCGTTCCAACAGACTTTCTATCGGATCTAATTTCTTTAGGATGGCTTCGACGCTTGTAAGCCGTTCACTCAGCCGTTCCATGAATGTCAATCTATTATTTTGCATAAATGAGTTATTATAAAATTAGACAATGGAAGTATGCCCTCCGTTATGTAGCGCGCTAACGGAGGGCAAAGATAGGGTAACCCAAAAGGGCAGCATGAGTTTGCACCGTGATAGTAACCACGTATCACGGCAACTATCACGCTTTTACCTTTCACATACTTCGCTTATTGGCACTTCTTACCACTCTCTCAGTTCATCAATGGCTCGCCTGATACCATAACCTGCTGATGTCATGTTGTTGCGTAGAGCAGACAGAGCGGATGAAAGGCTTGAAGCTGAAACGAATCCTTTTCCGTCCTTGGTTTGTAAGAACCGTCCATTACTGAGAACGGCCTGCCATTTGGCTTGGATGAACGAGTACTCAAGGAGTGTATCGAACAGGATGGCCACATGACGGATATTGTTTACACGAATACAGAATCCTTCCTTACAGGAAAGCAGGGCTTCCATATCTTCCACGTGTAGGGTAGAAACGCAAAACAGATGATAAGCATTGGCACAAGCCGTAATACCTATCATCTGTTTACGAGTGAGATTGCATCCAAAAGAAAGAGGATAAATCCTTGTCGGGCCGTCTTTGCAGCACGTGATGGACTGTGATGGTGGTACAAACATATCATACGTTCGTTTCAGTTCCATACACTTCTTGAACGAGAAGTCTGCTTCGGTAAAAAGTGATCGGATAAGATTGGAACAATCGTTTAATAATCCTTTGACGATATGAATGTTCATTTCATGGCAGTTCCGGCAGACCGCATGGTTGCAGTCGATATACCGGTGGCTGTTTACAAAATCCTCCACGTAACGGTGGTACTGCTTACTACCCGCCACGACATCACGGAGATACATTGTTTTTGCTTCAACGAGCAATGCGAAAAATTCTTTCGCTGCATCCTGTTCTGCAACAAAATGGTGCAGATGTTTCTTCCCTCCAAAAAGAGAGAGGGCCATTGTTAGGTCTTTTCATGATGAAATACTTTAAATTGGATTTATAATATATTATAAGGGTGTTGCTCCCGAAAGAAAATCCTGCCGGAACAACACCCTAAATAAGTGTTTAGATATCTGGTCTGATGCTCATCGCATTGTCAATCGAATAAACCGTTAGTCAGATTTACTGCATCGTCTTTTTTCTTATTGACGATTTTGGCATACACTTGGGTCATCTTTACAGATGTATGACCGAGCAATTTAGATACAGTGTACAAATCTGCTCCCAATGTCAGCATCATTGTGGCGAACGTGTGGCGGGCCGTGTGAAAGGTGAATCGCTTGGAAATTCCGGCGGCTTTGGCCCATGGTTTGATAAGCTGGTTGATACCAGAAGGCAAATCGAACACATGGTCGTCTGCTGTCTTGTCCCCACGTTCCGGCATCCACTTCAACGCTTCATTGGAGAGCGGAAGGTAAATCGGTTCTTTCGTCTTCTGCATGGCTACTGCCAAGCGGTATTGGCCGTTGTCAATAAACACATCTTTCCATTGCAATCCGATAATGTCACTGATACGTAGTCCACAGAAGCAGGAGAACAGGTAGGCACTTTTTACCCCTTCGTTCTGCATTGGTGTAGCGATTAATGATCTCACTTCTTCAATAGTCATATACGAACGCACACTTTCCGGCATCTTGGGCTTCTCCGATTTTTCCATTTCGTTGAATGGATTCTTTAAGATCCGTTTCGCACGGACAGCGGCATTTAACGCACCGTTGAAAATCTGGTAATAGGTATTACGCGTAGAAGCCGAGATGGGTTTTCCTTTGGGACGGTAGTTTGTCAGCATATAGTCGATATAGCCGTGGCAAAAAGTGAGGTCAATCTGATTTAATGTGAATCTTTCTCCTGCATACTCTTTCAAGATACCGGTAACAGATTTTATCTGGCCTATGTTTTTCTTACCACGTTTCTTCTGTTCCTCTTTATAGAGTTGCATCCAGTCCAGCAGATAAACCTTATCCTTATGATTCATGATACCGGCTTCACCACTTGTCAACTCTATGATACGCTTCGATTTGATTGCATTTGCGGCAGCCATTGTCGTTTCGTTCTGTTGGCGGGCATTACGATCCGTTTCCGGAATAAGATACATTTTCAGATACTCGTATGTCCGCTTACCATTTCGGTATATATCCAGATACAAACTCTTGCTGCCATTGGCCAACTCCTTCGTCCGAAGACGAATCGGCTCCTTTACTTTTATTGGCTTTCTGGTCCTTGGCAT